CAGTTAAAGCTCATATGACAAGTAGCTGGATGGTAGAGGATCCAGATAACGATAAGTCTAATATATATAATCTTAACGTACCAAAAGGTACTTGGATGGCAGAATATAAAATAGAAGACGATAATGTATGGCAGATGATTAAGGATGGTGTTATTAATGGCTATTCAATTGAAGGGTTCTTTCAAAATAAAAAGATACAATAACAATATATAAATATATATTATGGGATTTAGATTCGATAAAAAAATAGATTGTAATAAGTGTAATACAGAAATGAGTCACTTTAAACCTGCAGAGGGTGGTTATTATAAATGTACAAAATGCAATAATATAATAATTAAAGAGTAATGGATTTAACTAACTTTCAAACAGGTTCTATAGGTTACTTTTCATCAAGTGTCGTATCGTTTATGCACCTACAAGATGTATTTGTAGCATTCTTATTAGGGTTTATCGGAGCTATGGGTGCTTGGCTATTTAAATTTATAGTGGAAAAGCTTACAAAATAGCGTGTCTCTCCTATTATTTTTGAATAGTTATATATTGGCCTATTTATTTTTATAGAAATGAACTTAACAACTTAAATTCAAAATCATATTATGAACAAGAATGAACTTAAGGATCTAGTTAAAGGCTATTTCAATCTTACAGACAAACAAGAAGATATCAAAGAATCAAAAGAAATTACTAAAGAAGCATTTGCATCAGGAGAGTTAATTGACGGAACTAAAGTCAATAACGGATCTGATAAAGATCTTGAAGTTGGTGATAGCTTATTCGTAGAAACTGAAGCTGGTGAAACAGTAGATGCTCCTTCTGGAGAACACGAGTTGAAAGATGGAACTGTTGTTGTCGTAGATGGAAGTGGTAAGATAACTGGTCTACACAAGGACGGGGAAACCGGTCAAGGATCTCTTGCAGAAGAGTTACCAGATTCAGGTCCTGCTAAAATCTTAAACGAAGAAGAAAAACTTTCTGAAGTTAAAGAAGAGGTAGAACTTGCAGAGAATGCAATCGATGAATCAGGCGATTTACCAATGTCAGAACACGGAGACGAAGAAGACATGGAAGAGCATGGAATCAAAGAAGAAATTATCGAAGCTATTATGGGTGAAATTGCTCCAATGATGGATGAGATGAAAAAGAAACTAGCTGAACATGAAGAAAAAATGAAAGAACATTACTCTTCAGCTGCTAGTGAATCAGTAACTGAGAAAGCTTTTAGTAAAGCTGGATTTGGTTCAAAGCCAGAAGGAGAAGGATTAACCTTCAACAATGGCGATTTAAAAGCTATGCAGTACGCTAACGTATTGGAGAGAGCTTCAAAAAACAATTAATTAACAAACTTTAAAATTTAAAAATTATGGCATTAGATGTATCTGCATTAAATGACTTCAACAATGAAGTAGCAGGAAAAGTCATTCCTAAGATTGTATTTGAAGGATATACTACTTCAATACTACCAATCCAGGAAGGAATTAAATTCCAAGAGCCGTTAAACATATTCGAAGTTGATTTACAAATCCAAAGTGGAGATTGTGTTTCAAACCCTTCAGGATCTTTTGACGCGACTCAAAGAACAATATCAGTAACTCAAAGAACTTCTTATGATGGACTTTGTTTAGACAACCTAAACCCAAAGTACTTAGGTATTTCGGCTTTAGATAGAGGATCGTACAACGAGACTTTCAAATTAGCTTCTGTATACACAGAACAAATCGTTAACCAAATGAAAAAAGCAGATGATGCTTTCCTATGGGGTCCAGGTCAATTCGGAACCTTTACTTCAGCATCTACAGCAGGAGTAGTAATTCCTGATGCAGCTACAGGATCAGTATCTTCTGGTACAATCTTAGGTATTACTGACGCACTTATCGAAAACTTAAGTGATGACGTAGCAGACAGAGATGATTTAACTATCTGGATGTCTGTATCTAACTTTAGAAAATTCATTACAGCGTTAAGAGGAATTAACAACTATTATTTCGATCCGGGATCAATTTCTAACAGAACTGGTATCCTACAGATCGCATATCCATTCCAAAATGTAAAAGTAGTAGGAACAAGTGGTATCTCTGGAGACAGAATCGCACTTATGCCTGATGCTTATGCAGTAGTAGGAGTAGATTTACTTTCAGACGTTGAAAACTTCCAACTTTGGTATGATATAAACGCAGACCAATTAAAACATAGATTAAAATCTAAGTTAGGTTCGCAGGTAGCGTTCCCAGAGTACATTGTTTCTAACGGACTAAACTAAGAAACCAAAACCAATAGGGGGTAATTAATTTTACCCCTTATATTAACTAACTAATAAAACCAATAAATTATGGCATGTGATATTACAAGCGGCTTTTCACTAGCGTGTAGAGATAATACAGGAGGAATAAAAAATATTTATATTCTTTCCGGATCAGTTTCTTCCGTAGTAGAAAGTTCAGAAGGGTTAATTAGCGCGTTATCAGGTAGCGGTGTCTTTTATAAGTTTGAATTGACTAAAAACACTGGAGACTTTACAGAGACTCCAACAGTAAGTTTAGAAGCTGGTACAGTATTTTATGATCAAATACTTAACGTAGCATTTCACAAACTTCAATCGTCAATTAGAAATCAGGTAAAAGTCTTAGCTCAAAATCCAGACCTTAAAATCGTTGTTGAAACAAACAATGGTGTAGAGACTCCATATACAGGGAGATTCTTCTACGTAGGGAATAGAAGAGGAGCTACTTTATCAGGAGGAGCAGGAGCAACAGGTACAGCATTTGGAGATGCTAACCAGTACGCTTTAGCTTTCCAAGGTATGGAACCTGAACCAGCAGAAGAGATTTCAACTTCTGACGGTACTTTAGCAGTCGCACTATCTGGAATAACAGTAGGCTAATTATACAATTAATAAAGGGGAGTGGTTATAAACTATCATTCCCTTTTTTTATAAACGAATTAAATGATAAACTTAATTAAAGAAGGCACTAGTAATACTATAGCAATATCACCTGCTACAGCTAGTATATACCACGACTTAGTTAGTGGATCATTCAGATTAAACATTACACAGGACTATGATATGTCCAGTGCAAGCATTGACTTGGGTAAACTAGCACCAGTTCCGGCTGGATACTATAACAACTATTTGTTATTTAGCGTACCATCAAGTCTTATACCGTCTCAGAGCGGTAATTACTCTTATGTATTAGTAGAAGGTATAACCGGTACTGGTATATGGGGAAACACAACGGAAACATTTGGCCTTGCAGACTTTAGATGGGATGCTGAAGGTACATTTATAAATGATAGACCAATAGATTCAGGTAGAGCAAGAGTTGTTGGATCGGATGATCCTTCGTATCTTAGTTATACAGGAGGTCCACAAGATGGACAATATACAACTTATCATAAATAATTATGGCAAAGAATAAAAATAAAATGCATTTCGCCAAAGTAGAAAGGTTTAATTCAGAGCAAGTAAACTTTCAAGAGAAAATACAAGGCAAATATGTAAAGAGTGGTAACGATAATAGATTTCCACAATATCTTATAGACTTATACAACAGATCAGCAATACATGCTGCTTGTATAGATTCTATTGTCCATGGAGTTATAGGGCAAGGATTAACAGCAAACGAAGAGATTTTTTTAGAGCATGCAAATAGTAGAGGAGAAACATGGAATGATGTATTTAAGAAAGTATCTTTAGATTATATCTTACACGGTAGCTTTGCTTTAGAAGTTATCTACAGTAGAGATAGAACTAAAATAGCAGAAGCATATCATATTGACTTTTCAACTATAAGAGCTAAAGAGAAAAACCACCGCGGAATCATACCCGGTTATTATATTTCTAACGAATGGAAAGTATTTACAGCTCATACAGATGAGAATACAATGTATCTTCCAGTCTTTGATACTAAAAAATCAAAAGAAGAACCATCTCAAATCTTTGTCGTACATAACTACAGACCAGGTCAACAATACTATCCATTACCTTCTTATAATGGAGCCCTTAGAACCGTTGAGTTAGATGTAGAAACGTGCAATTTTCACGTTAATAATATTAAAAATGGTTTGGCACCGAGTTTAGCTATAACTACATATACAAATGGAAGTTCTGACGATGTAGAGTCTATAGAGACAATGTTAAGAGCTAATTATGGAGGAACAGATAATGCCGGAGCTTTAATTTACATGGATGTAGATAGTCCGGAAAACAAGCCTGATATTACACCTATACCTTCTAATGGTCAGGACGGCTATTATACAACGATAAACGAAATGTCTATTCAGCAGATACTAACTGCACACAGGATTACATCTCCTATGTTATTAGGAATTAAGACTGAAGGTCAATTAGGTGGTAGATCAGAACTTATAGATGCTAGAATATTATTCGAACATAACGTTATTGAACCATTCCAACAACAAATATTAAGACAATTAGAGGGTATTATGCAAGTTAATTACCCAGATATAATCTTAGGAGTGCAAACTCAAACTCTTTATGAAGACGGAGAAGTAGGAGAAGATGTAGTAACTTCAGTAGAGGTAACTGACTCTGAAGCAGAAGAAGTAGAGAGATCAGACGAAACTAACGTAGAAGACGTACCAAGAAATTTAGAATAAAGATATGACAAATACATTTTTAA